TCGAGAGCAAAGTTTGAGGTCGTTCCCCATACTGCCAAGAACGCGCCAACTGACATTACATAAGGGTTCTTTAGGTTCATTTATTTTCCTTTGATTAGTGGGATATTAAACGGAGCACCGTCATTGTCGCCCTTTGGAGTAAAGCTGATATGGAGATGAGAGTTGTGGTTATCAACCCCCACATAAGGACGCCAAACCCAATTCTGGATAGACGACGCGATGTGGCTTCTAAAGATGACGTAAGAGATTCGACCATCAGTCTGTCCACAGATTCGTACTTGATCTGCAAGAGAGCCGGCGAAGTCCGGCTTGCTTGTTCCAGACAAATCTGCGTCGATATCAATGGCTCTGACGACGTTGTTAGCCTTTGGATCAGGATTGTGGTCAGAAACGCTTGCCTGATGACGTGCGTCGCCAATCCAGCCGTCGCTCCTTTTATCTCTGTCTGGGTAAGTATCATTTATCGCCTGACGTAAAGTATTGCCAGCTTTACAGAGCCACGGACTTTGCACGTTCAGCCTCACATTCATTACATTCCCATTGTTTTTTATTATCTAAAAATAAAGAATTATGCCCACACTCAGGCATGGGTGCAATAAAAGCATCATCAATAGGGTCGTATGTATAATCAACTCCAGCATAATTATATCTAATCTTGGCGTTGTAAGAAGTTTTAATCCAAGTACCGCCTAAGTTTTCTACAAGCCATGAATATCCTTCATCGCCAGCAGGATCGTTATTATCTCCAACCAATACGCGAATAACTTTATTGTTAGAATCTATTTCTGCAAAATGACTCATATTAAACCGCCGATTTCAAGTAACGAACAATAATTACACCTGAACCGCCTGCGCCGCCTGTTGTAGTTCCAGCTCCACCGCCACCGCCTGTATTACTTGTCGCAGCAGTTCCTGTGGTAGTTGTAGTTCCAGCACCACCGCCACCATTACCTGCATTTCCGCCAGTATTTCCAGATTGACCTGCAAGGTTTCCAGCTCCACCGCCGCCGCCAGCGTAATAATAAGTACCGCCAACGTTCTGTCCAGTTGAAGTAGCAGAACCCCATGATGAATAAGCAGATGTTCCTTGACCACCATTACCAGCTTGACCGCCGTTAGTTGTGTTGGAATCTCCACCTACTGATCCCGCTCCACCGCCGCCGCCACCAGCGTAAGCACTACCCCAAAAACCAGAACCGCCGTTATATCCTTGACGTGGTGGTCCTGCTACACCAGTTCCACCAGCGTAAGCTCCAAATGGTGAAGTTGTATTTCCCATAGAACCACCACCAGAACCGCCGTTACCTGCTGGACTTACAGTTGAGTTTGCTCCACCTTTTCCACCACCTGTAGCAGAAGATAAAGTTTGAAAAGTTGAATCTGCTCCATTAGTATAACTTGCTCCACCGCCGCCAATAGTTACGCTATAAGTGCTTGGCGATAAAGTTTGTGATGTGTAAGCAAGAACTCCGCCTGCGCCGCCGCCGCCTTGTAATGCTCCACCGCCGCCAGCAATTACCAAAATATCTACTGCTAAAGAAGTATTGCTAATAACGCAATTTCCATTTGCTGTGAAAGTTCGATAATAATAAGTTGCGTCAGAACTTAAAGTTCCACCAGTTACGACAGGTTTGGCTGGCGTAAATACGTCAATAAATCCAGCAGTTATGCAACCAATCATTAGGCAATGCCACCTACGACGTACCAAGTATCTGTAGCGGTTTTAATGCAGACGGCTGTCTTATATTGAGCCAAGGTAGGAGAAGCCGCTACCGCACCTGCTGAGAGGACTGTGGTAGTGCCAGAGGTAGTAGCTGAGATTGTGCAGAGTCCTGCGCCCTTGTTGAGGATTGTGATGGCTGTGCCAACTGGGAACGCTACGGAAGCGTTGGTGGGAATCTTAAAAGCAATAGCCGTAGCCTTGTTCATAGGCTGTAGAACTTGGTACTGATCGTTGAGGACTGTTGTGTAGTCCACGGTAGCGTCAGCGTTGATAGTAAAGGTCACTAGACCATTGACTGTGGACGCTGTAAGAACGTCACCTGTCGCTGCTGGTAGGTTTGCTGCCATTTTATCTCCTAGTAACTCAATGTGTTAGTGCCGATTATACCGTAATAAGAGCTTCCAACGATGAAACCATCGGCTATAGGTTCCAAAGTTGTAATAGTTGCCATCATCTTGTTAGGGGTGATATCCCATTGAATGCCCTGATATTGCAGGTTTTTTACAATAGTCGAGCCATCTGGCTGGATATTGGTTATGAGCAAGTTATCGAAATAATCTAGAGCAATCATGGTGTCGGTTGGTACTGCCGGATCGAGCAAGTCCACAACCATCTCGTCAATACGAATAGAAGTATCTTGGCGCGTTGCCACATACTCAAGAGCGATGTTATTGACCAAAGAATCCGTTTCGGCTACAAGGTCTGTTTGAGTAATGCTGTGAGGGAAATACTTATTAACTGACGCTGTGTTTTGCACAGATTGAACCGTGCCGCCTACTCGACCAAAATTGGCTTGGTTGATAATAAGTTTGTCGTCAAAAGCAAATATAAGGTTTCGATAAGGAATGCCACCTGTTTGATTAAATGCCACAGGGGTTTTGGCAAGGCTGTTCATGACGTCTGTACGGTTCTTAAATATGGCTGTGCCAGAACCGTTCATGTAAAAGGCTCCGGTTTCAGAGACTTCCGCGTTCTTGATTGCTGCAAGGCTTGTTCGGTTGGTTCCGGGGTCGGCTATGCAAGTGTTAAGCCCTGTGGATATTGTGCGCATTGAGGCAGGGAAAGATACTTGATCCAAAATAGCACTTACTCGAGCTGACGTGGTCTGGCTGGCTACGCCACCGGTAACCGTTGAAATGTTAGCCATCTGAAATAGACGGAATCCGTCTGACGCTGAAATGTCGACATAACCCGTATCTTGATTGACCGGATAGGTGTACTTGTAATCGGTGATATAACCGCTAAAAAGGTATTTTTGAGTTGTAGCAGTAGTAGCTGATACGCGAATCTTACGAAGCGGAGCCAAATAGCCATAGTACGGAGAAGCTGTGTTTTGCGGGTTAAAATACGATAGCGGATCTAAAACGCGGATAACCGCTGTGCCTACCTCATAAGTATCGCGCTGGATATTGCGACCTCGAGTGATGCTGATGTGGTAAACGTTAGGGGTGAGGTCGATGACAGGTTCTGGAAGGTTAGATGTACCAAGGGTATTAGTGCCAAGGATTCCATATTTGGAGTCGCCAATGACGAACCCGTTGTAACCGAAAGTAGCCCCTGCCGAGTAATCAAAGGAAACCGATATGGCTGCTGGTAGTGCCATTACCCGAACATACCTGCGATTCTACCGATTTGGCTTGGTGATCCTGAAAGGCTTGCAAGTTGTGTGCCGTTCATTACTTGGTCAATAAGCTTCTGGTCTGTGACAACTGAGCCACCAAAATAGTTGTAAATGACTGGAGCAGAACTGCTGCCATTACCGCCCACGTCGGGAACCGTTTGCATGCCGTATAAACCGTTTCCAAGGGTCGTAGAAGCCTGATTAGCCACAGTCATAGGCATTCCTGCCCCGTAGCCCGCTACGACGCCTATAGCGGCTAATTCGGGCGCTAGACCGGCAGGTGTATATGTGCCAGTAGAAGGTGCCGCGATTGCAGGTATTTGTAGGTTATTGAGTTTAGTTTGGAAGTCTTTAATCCATTGGTCTAGGTAGCCAAATGGGTTCTTTGCATCAGGGGTTTGTAAGAAATATTTGTAAAGGTTGCCGGTGGCGTCCTGAGCCATGAGGATTTGCTTTGTAAGCTTGTCGGCTTCATCGAGGTTGCCATTGAGCAGGGCTAATTGAAGTTCAGCGCGCTTGCGGTCATCTTCTGACAAATTGCCTTTAAGGGCAGCAATAAGTTCGATTTGCTGCATGTCAAACACGCCAGAGTCTTTTTTAAGCTGCGCTTGTTTCTGCTGTTCTGCTGTTAAAGCCTTTTGAGTTTTAACTTGTTGATCCAATAGGGCTTTCTGACGTTTTGCATTGTCAGCCTCAGCCTTGGCGATAACGGCTTGCTTTTGCTTTTCCGTTAATACGGTTTTGTCTTTACCGGTTGGAGTTAACTGAATTGGCACCTTAAATGCTTGTCCGGCAAATCCAAAGAAGAAACTTTTGCCAGCTGCTTTAATCTTGTCTAAAAGGGTAGGCAACACGCCAAGGGCTGTGCCAGCACCGCGTTCCAACGAAGCCAAAGCATTAGCAAACCCGATAATTACTTGAGTTGCGCCGGCTACCGAACCGCCTGATGAAAGGTTAGTAAAAGCATCTACCAAGCCACCGCCAATAATGACTGAGGCTTCTCGAGCTGCGTTGGTTAGAAGGTCAAACTTACCTGCTGTGGTTTGCAAATTTGCTTGTGATGCGCCAGCAAAGTTACGATTAAATTGAGCCAAAACTGTGTTAAATGAGGCTACCTTAAGTTGGGCAGCGGTTAGACCAAGTCCGTATTTTTTAAGTCCACGATTGTTGCCGACATAAGCGTTGGCTAAGTCTCCAACCACGGTTGTAAGATCAACGCCAGAACCTCGAGATACGTCGATGGCTGTTTTAAGCAGACTTTGGCTTTTAGCAACATTGCCGGTAACTTGCAATAATTTCTGCATTCCCGGAATCAAAGACTCTTTGGCCACGCCAGAAGCAAGTGATAGTTCTTCAACGAACTTCTGGATATCTGCGTTGGCTACCTCGAACCCAAGGTTCTTAACCGTGTTGGCTAATTGAGTGGTTGCCTTCTGATTGGCTAAATATGCCTTAACTGATTGTTTGGCAAAGTCAATAACTGCTTGAGTTCCATAAGCCACACCGATAGTTCCAGCAAGGTTCTTGATGGTGTTGTTAAGTTTAGTGGTTGCTGACTCAGCTTGCTTAAATCCTTTGGCGTCAAAACTGGAGCCAATGTTGATGGATACATTATCGACTTGTGCCATTATGCCGCCTTAGAAAAAGATGTGGTCTTAGCGCGTGAATAAAACTCAGTTCTAGTTTTATCTATGGCTCTTGAAACAATGCCAAAAGTGCGCCCTTTATCTTCATTCCATGCGCGATAAATAAGGCGACCTTCGCCCTGCTTGCTAGATACCAAAGGTGGCAGTTTAGAAATAAAGGTTGCTCCGGCGGTTGGGTTTGCTGATCTGCTCACTCGCTTGGAATCGCCATTACGGAAACCTACCCAGATTTGACCTTCTGGGTTCTTGCGTCCGGCTGTCTCGTAAATTGCTCCGACGGCTGTGGTGTTCATAATTCTAGCCATCGAGGTGAAACCTTTTTTGCTGTGCTTTCCAACCGAAGTTGAATAAATAATACCGCGCTTAATTATGGACGGGTTGTAAAGCGGAAACATGCCCTTGCGAAACATTGAGGTCTTAGGGTTTAACTTAAAACCTTTGCCACCATTCCAATGAGACATGGGAGATTCAGAAGGTACAAAACTTTGAGCAGCTTTGACGATTGGCTTTAAGCCATTGCGCAATTCCAACTGTAAGTTCTTCTCGAGGTCAGGTGCAAAACGCTTCAACGCCATGCGTAGTTCTGTGTTACCTCTTAGTTCTACGACTGGCATCTTCCCTCGCTTTCGCAATGTCCTTGAGCAGTTGGACGTGATACTGAAACGCCATCGGAGATAGTTCTACGATGGAGTCGAACGGAACCCCATACTCAAAACTCAAACGAGTTGCGAGATAGGTGATGGAGTTCCGATCTACTCTAAAGGGTCAGATTCTAGAACCTCAACTGACTTGAGCGTTTCTAAAAACGATTCCCCGTAAGGTTTAACCGTTACACCTGAACGGCGCATTGCTTCCCAGCAAATCCAATAAATATCGGATTGCTTTTGATCTTCCATCAGAGCTTTGTGAAAGCCCTTTTTGGCATATTGCTCAAACGAATACTCAATTAAAGGCGTGATTTCGTAATCAGCCGTTAAATTGTCAGTCGTTGTAACCCTTAGCTTTGCCATGTTAGCCCCTTTTTAATTGCTTAGAATGAACCTGTGTTTGCTACAGCGATTGTACCTGATACCTGCCAAGTAACGTTCTGAGTAGAAAGGTCGCCAGTTGCGCCGTTAATATCAGTTGTGTTGTTGACAAGAACTGTCATTGTGTAAAGAGGGTTAGTCGCTGAAACTGCTGTTCCCTTGTTCTGTAGAAGAACGAGAGTTACGTTTGTTCCCCATGCAGCTTGTAGAGTCTGAAGTACAGACGCTGATGCTGTGTCGTTAAGGAAATCAAGCGTGATAGATGAAGCTTCAAGTCCCTTGATGAAACGGTGTCCTGAATCACCCATCGCAGTTACTTCAAGCTGGTCAAAGTTGCGGTTAAGCGTTACTTGGTTAACGTGGTCTGATAGATCGACGGAATTGACCTTAACGCCGACCTGATTGTTTAGAAATACTGCCATTTAGGTTATTCCCCGTCTTTCTTTATCTTTGTTGGTTGTGTTGCTTCTACCTGACCGATTTTGATTAGGTAAGCCTGTTCTTCTGCTGCCCATGCAGCCATATCTGTGTATTCCATTTTAGCTCCAGCTCGTTACTAGGGATATTTGCATCTCACAGCTTAATAGGTCGCCCGAAGCTACTGAGAGAACTTGAGGTTGAGAAACGGTGCCAACGTTATAGGCAAGTGAGCCGTCAGAAGTTGCGCTGGCAAGAGTCGTGAACATTGTTGACACGGCAGATTCGATGCCTTGCAAGTTGCCTTGATTGTCAAACAATGGAACGGTAATCATTAACTTAAAATTGGCTGTGGGTCCAACTGTGGCAAAAGAATCGTTAGACGGCGTTAAATATGGATCGTCAGGAACGATAATTACAGAATTGGCTTGAATGGTTTGTGGCGGGTAAGCAAATACCTGATAGGTCGAGTTATTTGCTAGATACCCAGCAAGAACGGTACGAAGCGTTGTGATTGGTGCTGTCATTAGCCAACCATTGCTCTCGGGTTCATATAAGGAGCGATAAGACCGCGTACTTTAGCAAGCATTGTGTTACCTAGGCGATAAGGGCTTGGGGTGACACCATCTACTGACACCCCTCCGCTGGACGGACTCTGGCGTGCCTGCCAAACGTCGACAGCAAGCATAAGAGCCGCTTGGTTAATTGCCGGAGTAGACGCATAAGCTGTGTCTTTAGTGTCACCACCGGTTGCGCTGCCGTAAGGCACAATAAGCTGATAATTCTGATTTGCTTGAGTGTCACTCCATTGCAGCATTGAATAACCGCGTGGGAATGAATAATAGTTATACGGAAAATAGTAAGTAAAGAATGGGAATGTACCTGATCCTTGAGACCATGGGTAAGTTGCCGTAATGGTATGAGTTCCATTGAACTTTGCACCGCAATTTGTAAGGGTGACTGTTTGACCGGCAGTAAAGTCGACCGGTGCTGATAGCACAACGGTAACGACGTTATTCTGAACTGTGCCGCCGATTACTGGAATTGAATTAAACCAAAGATATTGGTTAAGAATGT